GATATGAAGTTTGTTCCATGTGAAGATAATCCAAAACTTTCACAAATGGTAGATGGACCAAATCACACATACAAATGTGACTACGATGGAATGAAAAAAGTTTACGACCGTATGGATAATGGTTTTCGTTTGTTTGGTAAATATTATAGAGGACTTTGGGATTGATATGAACAAATCTTTTTTATTGATTGGTGGAGCAGTTCTTCTATTCATGTTCTTGATTGTATTTGTGCCACAACCAAAAGGCACATATATCAATTGTGGATTGTCTGAGATATCTCCAGACTTTACGCCAGAGATGAGGAAATTATGTCGTGAAACGCGGGCTACAAAATTATAAATGACTAAATAAGATTACTGGCACCACACACACTCGCCAGTAAACACACACAACACAGGAGAAACACATGAGTAATCTGACACCGTTTGAGATTCGTCTTGAACTTCTAAAAATGGCGCAAGGACTTTTGTTAGAAGAGTACCACTCTAACAAAGAGCGTCTATCAAATGAGTGGCATGTAAAGGTAGAGTCCGCTAAACTAAACGGACAAGTAATACCAGATCATCCACCATATCCACCATATCCCACAGAAAACGATATCATCACTAAGGCACAGTCCTTAAACGGATTCGTTTCAAATATCACAGCAGAAAAGACACAGAGCAAAAAGTCTGCCTGACGGGACCAGGTGTGCTTCGGCACATCTCTAACTAACAAGGAGAAATATGCGTTACATCACATTACTACTTTGCAGTATGTTTGCTGCATTTATCGTTTACATTGGTCATGCAGCAGCACAGGTAAGTATACCAGTTGTGCCTCATGTTCAATTAGAAGACTTAGCACCACATGCCAGGGCTGAAGTTGAATGTCTTGCACAAAACATGTATTTTGAAGCAGGAGGTGAACCTGAAAAAGGTCAATTAGCAGTAGCATTTGTCACACACAATAGAGCATTGTCTGGTTCATTTCCGGGAAGCTATTGTGGTGTAGTCAAACAAAGAGAAGGCTATATTTGCCAATTCTCATGGTTTTGTGAGAGTAGAGCAAAGGCAATGATTGATAGAGGGTTATTGACAATTGAGAACAATGCAGTATATAATAAGATAACTGAGATGGCTTTGAGATTTTATTTGTATCCAGAATCTTTCAGAGACCCAACAAAGGGAGCGTTGTTCTTTCATGCAAATTATGTGAAACCTGGTTGGAATAATATGCGTTACACTGCACAAATAGGCAGACATTTATTTTACAATAAGGTAAAAAGAAATTCATGAGTATTTTATCAAGCAAAAAGGAGAAGATGATGGAAAAAGGATTGAGTAGTGTGATCACAGTTTCAATAACTTTGATTGTACTTTCAATCGTTGCTGCGACTTGTCTCTATGGTTTAAACGACCGTAAATTGATGGCAGCAAATATTGAAAACGCAATCACAAAAGGCATTGACCCACTTGCAGTACGGTGTTCATATGCCAAGAGTGATGATATCGTTTGTATCGCACACGCAGCAAATCGTAAATAAACTGGAGAAATTATATTATGCATTTTGAAGAACAAAAACACAACTTGACATTTCGCTTTGATTCAAATGATGGTGAACGAACACTGGAAATGAATTGTAATGAAGTATTTCTTGGTGATATTCTAGATAGATTCAAAGAGTTTCTACAGGGTTGTGGATATGTAATTGATGGACAACTTGAAGTTGCGCCATCGTGGGACGATTTTGAAAAGCGTACAGATGATACAAAGTTTGACTTTTCCAATATACCAAATAACAATTGGCCATTTGCTGAAAAGAAAAACGATGAGGTATACTCACCAGTTATTCATCCATCAGAGAAATAATGCCTACTAAAGATGAAATGCTCAAATTTTCTTTGCAGATAGAACAGTTTGTAGCCAATACAGATTACACATATCTTGAGGCTATTTCTGAACACTGCAAAGAGACTGGATTAGAATTAGAAGTTGCTGCTTCACTCATAACACCAAATCTGAAAGCAAAGATTCATGAGCAAGCAGAGCGTTTGAACATGTTGAAAGTGAAAGGTAATCGTTTACCGATATGACAGGATATGAAGCCTTTTCTCTATACACTTCTCTCAAACTCCACTTTAATTCAGATTCTTACGATTACTTTAAGTATAACGGTAAAGTAAACACAAGCGTTGATGCGTTTGAGAATCGGAAAGACAAGTGGCATTTTTATAAACTGAGTCGTAGATTTGCGAATGAAGAACAAGGTCGTGATTTTATTGTTGCTAATCTCGTTCACGATTCTAATGTGTGGGTGGGCAACCTTCTTGTTGAAGAGTCCAACATACAGTATCGCAAACGACAAAAAGTAATTCAATCTTTGACATATACTTTCACAAACGAAATTGAATCATTAGTGAGTCATAAGAACCCAAATGACTTGCTTATGATACATGACGGTGAATACCCTGAGTTGCTTCAGAAATTGTTACATGATGAAATTTCAATTGAAACAGTATGCATACTCAACAAACTGCTCAATTTTTTGTCTGCATGGGACAAGAAAATCAATGATACCATTCATTATCCAACTGTCAGCAGAAAGATAAAGAAGTACACACCGTTTATAATGTTCGAACCAACGAAATACAAAATCATACTGAAGAAAGAATACGATGCGAATAACTAAAATCTATTTGGATATGGACGGGGTTCTGTCTGATTTCAATAAAAGATATAAAGAAGTTTTCAAACAAAACGCAGCAAGCAGCCGTGAGCGCGGTGAAAAGCACGATGATAATTGGAATACATTTGTAGACGGTAGAAACTTTGAGACACTTGACTGGTATCCAGGTGGTAAAGAACTGTTGAAGTATATCATTTCACTGGATATACCCGTAGAGATTCTTTCATCTTCGGGTGGTCGTTTGCATCACGAAGAAGTGAAAAAGCAGAAAAAGGTTTGGTTGAAAAGGCATCACATTGACTTTACAGCCAATATTGTACCTGGTCGTCATCTAAAAGCGAACTATGCAAAGTCTGATGTTATATTGATTGATGACACAACCGATGTCATTGACGATTTCAATATGACAGGCGGAATTGGCATTCTTCACAAAGATACGGCTAAAACAATAAAAATCGTGCAATCAATTCTTGACGATACATATATACAAGTATATAATGAATCATGTGGACAAGATGCACATACTTTATAAACACATTTACTATACGAGGTAATATATGGACTTTTCCAAACTAAAAAGCAATCGCACCGATTTTCAAAAACTTACCAAAGCGATTGATTCAATCAACTCTCCCGCAGAAGGTTCTAAAGACGATGACCGTTTTTGGCAACCAGAAGTAGACAAAGCTGGTAACGGAATGGCAATCATTCGGTTTCTGCCAGCACCAGCAGTAGATGGTGATGATGCTCTTCCATGGGCGCGTGTCTTCAATCATGGCTTTCAAGGTCCTGGTGGTTGGTACATTGAGAACTCTTTGACTACACTTGGTCAAAAAGACCCAGTATCAGAATATAACTCTGTACTGTGGAACTCTGGTATTGAAGCAAATAAAGAAATTGCGCGTAAACAAAAGCGCCGTTTGACTTACATTGCGAATGTGTTGATTGTTTCTGATCCTAAGAATCCAGAAAACGAAGGTCAAATCAAACTGTACAAGTTTGGTAAGAAAATCTTTGATAAGTTGACTGAAGCAATGAATCCTCAATTTGAAGATGAAAAAGCAGTCAATCCATTTGACTTCTGGAATGGTGCAAACTTCAAAATCAAGATTCGTCAAGTTGAAGGTTATCGCAACTATGACAAGTCTGAGTTTGAATCTCCTTCAGCTTTGTATGATGGTAATGATGAAAAGCTTGAAACAATTTGGAAAAAAGAATACTCACTCAAAGAGTTTCTTGATCCAAAACACTTCAAGTCTTATGATATGTTGAAAGCAAAGCTTGATAAAGTTCTTGGTATTGATGGTGCTGCTCCAGTTGCAAAAACGAAAGCAGAAGACTTTACACCAAAGACATCTTCAGACTTGGATGAAGATGAAGA